GCCTCGGGCCGCTGCATGCCAAGTTGCGCCTTGGAATTGAAGCCGATCACGAAGCGCAGGTGTTTGGGCAAGGGATAAATTATTTTCATATCGAGAATCTAAAGGGATCAGATTTTGTCATTCAAGCCTGCCTGAAGTTGGCAGGGCTGTACTGGCGCGGCCGTAGAAACGCAGCGCAAATCGAAGTTCGCCATCACTACGTGATCTCGCCTCAAATTCCGAAAGCCTTTGACGGATTCACGATTCTTCACCTAAGCGATCTGCATGTGGATATCAGCCAAGAGGCAATGACGCGCCTCAAAGCAATTTTGAAGGAAATCGACTATTACGACCTGTGCGTTTTGACTGGGGACTATAGGGGACCGAGCGTTGGCTCGTACGAAGCAACACTGGTGGGTATGTCTGAAATTTGTGCGCAGCTGAAAAAACCGGCCTACGGCGTGTTGGGAAACCACGACACCATTTGTATGCTAGCCGGCCTAGAAGATATGGGCATGCGAATGCTGCTCAATGAGCATGAATTAATCAAGCGGGACAATGAATGCATATATCTCGCCGGGGTAGACGACGCGCATTTTTACCGCGCCGATAATATTGAGAAAGCTGCTTCCGGGATAGCGAGTGACAAGTTTTCGATTTTGCTCTCGCACACGCCAGAAATTTATCGACAGGCAGCCATTGCCGACTTCAATCTCCTATTGAGCGGACACACTCACGGCGGCCAGATCTGCCTTCCTGGTGGGATTCCAATCACTTTAGATTCGGTGCTTCCCCGACGCATGGGCGCTGGACCTTGGAGATATCGTGATATGATCGGATATACGTCAGTCGGAGCGGGTTCATCCATAGTGCCGGTGCGTTTTAATTGTCCGCCAGAAATCACCCTGCATCATCTGCAAGTCGGGGGATGATCTACTGATGGACGGAAGATTACCGAGAAGCGACTAATCGATAGTCGACACCTAGGGTCCTAGCATGCACCTTGAGAAGCGCGTACTCATTACCGGCGGTGCCGGCTTCCTCGGCTCGCATCTTTGCGAGCGCCTACTTGATAATGGGTCAATTATCCTCTGCGTCGATAATTTCTTCACCGGCGCGCGCCGCAACATCGAGCACCTGCTTGATCATAAGCACTTCGAAGTCATCCGGCATGACGTTACCTTCCCCCTGTATGCCGAAGTAGACGAGATCTACAATCTCGCCTGTCCGGCCTCTCCCATCCATTATCAGCATGACCCAGTGCAGACAACAAAGACAAGCGTGCATGGGGCAATTAACATGCTCGGCCTGGCCAAGCGGCTACGGGCAAAAATCCTGCAAGCCTCGACGTCAGAAGTCTACGGTGACCCAGACGTTCATCCGCAACGAGAAGATTATTGGGGAAACGTGAATCCGGTGGGGCCCCGGTCGTGCTACGATGAAGGAAAGCGCTGCGCGGAAACCCTCTTTTTCGATTATAGGCGACAAACTAATCTACAAATCAAAGTTGCGCGGATCTTCAACACGTATGGTCCGCGTATGCATCCCAACGATGGGCGAGTGGTATCGAACTTTATTATCCAGGCGCTCCTCGGTCGCGACATCACCGTCTATGGCGAGGGCCTGCAAACCCGGTCATTCTGCTTTGTCGATGATCTGATCGATGGCCTTATCAGGTTAATGGATACTTCCCCGGACGTTACCGGGCCGGTCAATGTCGGCAACCCTGCCGAGTTCACCATCATGGAGCTCGCACAGATGACGGTGAGCCTAATTGGCTCTCGGTCCAAGATCGTTCATCGGCCACTGCCAGAGAATGATCCGAAGCAACGCCAACCCGATATTTCACTTGCCCAGCAGCTACTTGGCTGGCGGCCGCGCATCGCGCTCAAGGACGGCTTGGCAAAAACCATTGCGTATTTCGAGCAGCTGCTCTCGGACAAGGCACTCAGAGCTCAGCTTGACAAAGAAGCGACCGTGAAGCCTGGGTGACAAGCGCGCGGAAAGTGACGCGCCGGCCCTGGCCTAATATTAAGTGGCGGAAAGAGGTCCGCTAAATGGGTGCAGACGAATTTACCTGGTAGTCTTCGCCCAATTCCTCCTGTTTAGCCGGCTTTTTGCAAACGCAGCGCAGCGTCCGGCCTGCCACCACGTCGGTCTCGCGCAGGACCACTCGTCATTAAGGAAAGGCGGAATTTGCGTCAGCACCGTCAGCATCGCCTGCCGTTGTGCTGGGCGCCTGCACGGCTGGTCCAGGCTTGGACCCATTGCCGCGGACGCTGCTGACGGTACTGACGCTGCTGACGGTATGTTCCGCCAGTTTGCGTATCCTGATCACTCTCGTTCCGGCGCGGCCTTCGCGACCGAACGCAATGTCGATCCCCAGCGTCCGAAGAGGTGTCTGCGCCCGACGCAGATGCGCGGCCAGGGCGCGCGGATTTTTCGGCCGCCCGGTGCTTTCGCCTGATTGCGAGCTCCGTTCGACGCTCACCCGCAAAAGATCGGCGGCGCTACCAGTCCATGAGCTCCGCTCGTTCATGAGTTCCCGCACGAAAGCGGTGATCGGGTCGGCGTCAATGATACTTTCAACTGCGGCCTTGCGGTTCGCCGCGTAGGCGCGGTTGAAAGTGCCAGCGGGCCAGAGCGCTGGCTCGCACGCCGTAGCCCAGACCGCGAAATCGGCCATCCGCGGCAGCCGTCTGAGCTCAACGGAGCTCAGGGTACGTAAGCCATGAGCCGCCACATCAAGCAGGGCACCCAGGGTCTGTGGACGCGCCAGTTCGAACTCACGCCAAAGCTCGGTCTCGGGACGCCGCCGCTCCTCGGTAATGGGCTCCAGGTTTAGAAAAATCGCGCGGTCCGCCAAATCCGACCGGGCAATGACATCCTCAATTCCGTTCAAAAGGGTAGGGCGCGCCGCCTTAAACAGCACCTCTTCATCATCAGTATAGAGCCGTCGGATCGCGAAACTGCCCCCGCTCGCGAGCCGACAGAGTGCGTCGGACAGCCAAGCCGGCAACCCGGACAGATTGTCGAAGGCGAGCAGATGGCCGTTGTTGGCGGCGATCATCAGCTCGCGTTCCTCGCGCGGGAGCGCTCTGACCGGGGCCTCGTTCGGGTCCACGAGCGCCCTGAGGAGCTTGGATAGGACCGTTTTTGCCGAGCCTTGCTCGCCCGATATCGCCAGAAGCGGATAGGGACCGCGCGGGCGCAATGCGGCCAGCAGCCAGGCGACGACTAAGACAAAATCGTCATGCTTCGAAAGATTGAGGTACGACCCGAGAGCCTCAATCGATCCGCCGCGCTCGGGTACCGGCAGCGGCAACATGCCAGGGGATCGACGGAAGCGCACCGGCGGGCATCCGATCACGCGCCAGCCTTCGGGGCCAATCACGACGGCCCGCCAATGCTCATCGGCAAGATCAAGGTAGAGCCGGCCGGCATGCTCAGCGACGCGGATATTGACCGCCCGCTCGGGGGCATCAAATTGCGCGCGTGCTTCGAGCAGATCGAGCGCAGAGGCGATGGCCGATCCGTTCGGCGCCGTCCCGGTCTCCTGGTAATAGCAGCGCCGCAGCCACGATCGGAAACGTTTGCTGCGAATGGGCCAAGTCTCTCGGTGGCCGTCTATTCCCAAATCGGCGAATGCCACCCCGCTGGCAGTGTGGAATACCTCGTCACAGAGGGCCGTGTCCTGGAGCATATCCGGCAACCCGAGGCCAACGCTCAGTTGCCCACGCCGCGGACAGCAGATTCTGAAGCCCTGGGAGAAGCGGCACCTTGCGCCGCCGGCTCGGGATCACATCCTGTATCAGCGCTCGTGCCTGCTTGGCCGTGAGCTGAAATCTCCGGCGCTTTCGCCGCCTGGGCCCAAATTGTTGGTGCGAGCTCTCCGCGCGAGTGCTGCCACAGCCTGAGTGCGACTGGAATGGGATCTATATTGAGTCTTTGCCACCATGCGGCTTCGTCTCCGGAGCGATGCAGCTCCCGGTGATGGAGCCGGCAGACTGGGACAATGAACTCGTCGCTCACTCGCCGTCCGAGGGCACGCGGTTGGGTGAACGTGAGGTGATGCGGGTCCGACGGCACGCGGCCGCACACGAGGCAGGCCTTCCGCAGCATGAATCTTCGGTGGTCCTTATCGCGCAGGCGAACCGTTTTGCCCAAAGCCTGGACTGAGCTGCTCGCAGCCCGCTTCCGATCTTTGGCAGCAGCCTTCTCAGTGGTGGAGTAATGACCATACCTGCGGATGCATGGTGGGTCGGCAGATCATCAGGCCGTCCGTCCGAGGCGGGCCTGTCAAGCATCTTGGCAGGGCCGCCAGGAGCAGACGGCGGCGTCTCGTTCGCAGTCCCTGGTTGATCGATTTGGAGAAGCCTCGCCTGAAACCGCTCCTCCACCATTTTGGCGTCTGCCGCTGCCAGCTTATTCTTGGCGGGCATATTCCGACGCGCCCAGGCGGCCGCGTCGTCAGCTGAGTTTATCCCTGCCAATTGCTCAATCAGGCTGTCCCGGAGGCTCGCCGACAACTGCATTCCCAGGGCGGTCCTCGCCGGAGCCTCTGCACGCTTGCGATCGTCATCCGGCGTTCGTCGCGCTCCTCCAGTTTGCCCATTCGACTGGCTAACTGGTCTAGTCTCGTCCAGTGAAGCTGTGGGGTCGGCGAGGTCGGGCGCATCGAGGTCGTCCTCTCCGGCGATCCCGACCAGCGTGAATAGCCCGTACCGCCGTGCATAGGTCAGCGCAGCTCCCATGCGCTGGGCCGAGGCAATATCGCTAATCCTGCAGACCGGCCATTCCGAGGAGATCCATTCGCCCGAGGAATGCGCAAGGACCGTCGTAAGGCGTAGGAGGCCGGCTTCATTATCGATACTCGTCGACTGGATCGCGGCGATCTCGTGCCGGCCAAGTGTCTTGCGGACAATGTCCAGCCCGCTCGACAGCGGGGCATAGCGGAAGCTGCGATCTGCCTCACGCGGGAAAGGGGAGCGGATTGTGGCAAGGAGCGACTTCTCCGGATTCGTGAGCTCCATCTGGGCTTTGGCGAGAGCGCCGGAAATATTGCCAATTGTTTCACTGGAGCGGTGCATGGCTGGCGCCCTCCGTTCCAAGCAGATCAAAGCTCACCGCTCCCGATTTTGAGCGTTTGGCCCTGATCCCATGCCCGATCGCCTCCTTCGCGTCCTCCGGCATGAGGCCTCTGAGCTCGGTCTTGGCCTGCTCGTGTTCGAGGTGGGCGTCTCGGGTGCGCCTAAACATGTCGGAGAATTCCGCCCAGGCGTTGGACCCGCTCATATCGACGATCCGCATCGCCTCAATGCGCGCCCGCGGAGGATCGACACCGAATAGGCGAGGGGGCTCGCCGCCCTCCACGCAGCGCCAGAATTTCTTTTCCGCGGTCAGCAGGAGGTGTTGGTAGAGGGGATCAGCCGATACCTTGATCTCGACCCATTTCCCGCCGCCGGTAATGATCGAGAGCACCGCCTCGGTGGCATTGGTGACCCACATGTTATGCTGGAGTTGGGCCATGTGCTTTTCGGCCGCGGCCGCTTCCGAAAACGACCACGGCAGCATGAATTTCGCCTCGAATACTGCCCCAGTGCCTTCGACGATCCCGTCCAGCGTGGCAGCCATCCAGCGGATCACTGGATGCCGAACCCAGCTCTGGACGTCTTTGATAGCCTGCCCGGTCGTTTTCTCGTACCAGCGCCGATTTAAGGGCTCCGTGGCCAGCCCCAGCTGGACCAGCAGGTTGTCCGAGTAATCGGGCGGCTCCGCCTCGCCGCGCTTCTCCCGCCAGAGGCGGACTAGGGCCTCCTCATCCACACCCATGATGATGCGGGCATCGGATCCGCCGATGAAGGATCGGCGCGCGCTACCTACGGGACGAGCGGACGCTGTACCGAATGGGAGG